GCATCCCCGGCCAGGTCGCTTCGCCGCCTCTAATCAACTCAACCAAGTCAAGTTGATACCAGAAGCACAGCCCAACCCCCACGATTGCCGCGACGTACATCAGGAGCCACTTGTAGGGCTGCAGGGCAGTAATCTTATCCGCCAGGGTTCCGAACAGGTATTCGGTCAGGCTCTCGGTTGAGAACGCCAGGAATAGCGCACTGGCAATCTGAATTGCATAATCAGGCATGGATCACCTCCCGGTGTGAACGCACCTGCTAATATTATACTTTATTTTTACCCGGCACGTGTCATACCGGCTCACTCCTCAGCCCGTCCGGTATCTCATCCCGCCCAACAAACACGTACCCAGGTAGGACATAAACGGATGCTTGTAAAGCCTTACCGTACACCACCGCGGTTGTCTCGTTCAGCGCCTTGTCCAGGTCAGCGGGGTTGCACCGCACTTCTGCGGGTGGTCTGCCGTATCGCCGTTCATACTCCTTCGAGGCGTGTTCTACAAGCTGCCCAATGGTCATGGTCTTGTCCATGTAGTACATCAATCCCGCAAATTTTGCCGCGCTCATATATCCATCCTTTTCTGTGATAGCTCCGCCTTCAAGCGGTTGTATTCTTCAAGTGCCTTCCACGCGTACGGGTAAGCAGGCGGATAAAGCCGCGCCATGTTCGCATCAAACGCCAGCTTTTGCATACGCTTTCGGATTGCTTTCTCGGTGTCTTTGCTCATTCCACCACCTCCGCCAATCCGGGGCCAATCGCAATCCAGGCGGTATGCCCGATGCGCGCCCAGGTGTACGCGCCGGCGAGTTGGAACTCGTAAGCATAGAACTCAAGCCCCGCTTTGACATCGCCCAGGTCAGCACCGCCCGGAGCGTTGCGCACGTTCAGGTAAGTCGGCGCAGTCACCCGCACTATCTGAATCTCCTGGGGTTGCTCCTCTTCAGGACGCGCCGGGTATACGCCAAACTCGCTATAAAAATCAAAGTCATTCCCGTTGTACCAGTCCAGGTCAATGTCATTATCCCCGTTGGGGTAGCCTGGGAAACCGTAAGTTTTGGCAAGCGCATTGCCATCGGCGCTGTACTGCCAGAACGTCCAGTCAGTCCAGTCCCTAAACTTGAACCGCCCATCGCTCCAGGGGGATGTAAGCGCGGACGAGTAGCGCGCCGCCGCAAGCCGCAATTGTGGCCACAGGTTAGACGCTTCCACGTTGTAATCCCAATACCCCTGGCGTGTGTAAATCATGGGGTCAGAATACCCGGCATTTTCCAGCACTTCTACAAAGTTGGTTATGCTGTCCCGTGCCGCGTACTTTGACGATGCAGGCTCCTCAACGTCAATCCAGGGTGGTAGCAATACGTCCGGCTGGGGACTGACTTCCCGCATCAGCTTGACAAAGTACTCAGCCTGCCTGCGCCCGTCAAACTTTGGGCGCATGTAAAAGTAATAGCCAAATGGGATACCCGCGCCAATTGCCCCGTCTGTGTGTTCGTCCAGCAGGGTATCAGGGTATAACTCCCCGGACGTGCTCGTGATGGATCCAGCGCGGATGTAAGCGAACCCTACCCCCGCCGCTCGTGCCTGCTGCCAGTCGCCAAGTCCGTTCCAGTGGCTTACGTCAATTCCTTGTATCATTCTGTCTCCTTCCGCTCGCTCTCAAACACTAACTTGTCATCCACGTATATGCGGAACTCGTAATCTGTACACGCCTGTTGGTCAAACCAGTGGATGCCCTCTTCCTCGAAAAAATACAGGTCGTCAATATCGAAAGTCACGCCGTCTTTATCAATCGCCACTATCCTGATTGTTGCCATTCTGTCTCCTCTTCCCCTTCTGCTTTGAGTTTCTCTAATCGTTCCATCGCCTCAGCCAATTCGTTGCGTACAACGCCCAGCAGGTTATACAGGATGCGAATTGTTTCTACCACCTGTTCAACATCAACCGTAATTTTCACTTTTCCAGTTGCCATCTCAACTCCTTCTCAGCTCCACAATCTGTCTAATTTTCGCCAGTTTCTTCTCAGCGTACTGCGCCCGTTTACGTTCTAATATCTCGTCGCGGTGTTCCCAGTAATACGCCCGATGCGCTTCGTTCATCCTGTCCCGGTTTCGGTAGTAATACGCCAGGCTGTACCCGTTGTGCTTCTCACGGTGCGCCAGATAGTATTGGTGATTTACTTCACGTATGCGCTCCCGATTCTTGGCGCGGTATTCCTTCAGGTAAGCCGTTAGCTTGTCGCTGTTGCGCTTGTTGTATTTGCGCATCGTCTCTAGTTTTCGTTGGTAGTCTTGCATCGTTCCTCCACAAACGCCGCCGTTTCCTTAGCCGCCTGCCCGCTGTTCACTTCATCCGTCCCGTACTGCAATACCACCCACCCGCACATTTGCGCCAGGTTGAGCTTCTCGTAGTCCCGTTTTAGCCCTGCGCCCGTGTTATGTCCACCCTTGCGCCATGTGCTGCCCTGCACTTCCACGGCTATTTTCAAGTCTACCCATGCGAAGTCAAGCTCTAACTTCCGTTCTGGCAGGAACTTGAAATTCCGCTCCGGCTGGGGGATGTCATATGACGATATGGCAAGCGCGAACGTGGTTTCGAGCGGGCTGGGTTTCATCATCCCCCCTGAAACATGCTGGGCTGCCGCGGTGTCGCGCCGGCTTCAATCATCCGGTAGACTGTCGTCAATACGCTGTACTGCGCGCTGTTCTTTGCGTGGGCGCGCCGCTCTGCGTCTATCAAGTCCATGCATCGCTGGCGTTCGCGCAATAGGGCCATGTCTTGGGCGCGGCGGATAACTTCGGAGGTGTCAATCGTCTCAACCTTTTCGAAGCCGCTAATCTCTACGTTGTAAATCGGCTTTTCTTCGCTCATTCTGACCATCCTAAAAATTCAACAACCTCGTTGCACTGTGGACAAAACGGACGCTGACTGGGGGCGAGAATTACGCAAAATTTCAAATCTCCCATCCAGCCGCAATCAGGATTCGCACAAATAACCAGGACGGGCGGCGAGTAAACCTCTTCCAGCGATTTTAGCTCATCAATGGATTGTTCAATCAAGCTCATCTCACCATTTGCCCACGCCCATAATTGCATGGGATTCTCACAGCTTGCAAGCTCCTCGAACAACGCAAGCCAATTGTCACGCAACTCCGCTGGAACCTCATAAACTTTAGTTTCGCTCATCACGTCACCCTCTTTCTCGCGTCAAAACGAATATCACCCGCCGCACATCGGCGCATCACCGCCGCGCTCATCGGCATGCCAATCTCGTCAAACTGTTCAGCCAGCGAGCGGAATATGTCACACGCAAGCGCATCTTTGCCCTGGTAGTACATCCGGTATGCCGTCAGGCGCGCATCACGCAGTTTGCAGTGCATCCGGTATAGCGCCTCATCATAGGCGGGGGTTGGGTTGGCGATTATGCTCATCAATTCTCGCTCACTTTCTGCTGGACTTGCCAGCTATCTATTACGGTATACTCCCGCGTCAGGTACACCAAATCCGCCCAGGTGTACTTCCAGCGGTAGTCGGGTATGAACATGCTATTTAGTGGGTTCAGGGGTGGCATAGGTCACCTCCGGTAAAAACATAAGCTCAACATAGTTATTCGGGCGCGCTCCGTTATACACCGCGTCGCTCAAAGCCAGGAACGCATCTAAGCCCGTCTTGTATTCTTTGCGGTTGTCCATGAACTGCTGAATCAGCCCCAGTGTTCTAATCCGCTCCGCTTTCACGGCTCCGATTATATCGTTTACCGTGGTTGGGTGGATTGGCAAGCCGTCCACAAATTTCAGGCTGTAATATTCATCATCTGTGACGTGTTCGGGCTTTAGCGGTTTATCCATGCGCTGTACTCGCTTTTCTCAATTTTCTCGCTCAACGGAATATCTTTGTCTTTTTTGCTGCGGGTGTCCTTTTGAAACCCATCCGATTTCCAGCGTTTCAATATCGCTTCGATGTATGACCAATTGCGAGCGTTATGTTTCACCGCTGCCTCGATTGCTGGCTCAAACCATGCTTCTGGATAATCTTTCTCGGCTTGCATAATCTTTTCTGCAATCATAGGTGTAATGAAACCAATGTTACTTTCGTAAAGAGAAAAAACGGCGGAATGTATCTGTTCTGACTCTGTACTCTGACTCTGACTCTGACTCTGACTCTGACTCTGACTCTGACTCTGTGTAACGTTTCGTTTCAATTCCGTTACATCTTCCTGATAATATTGTTTCTTGTGTTCACGGTCTCGATAGGCTTTTACGCGTTCCGATCCTGCAACTGCGCCTTGTCTTTTTGCAAAATTCACTACCAGCCACCCGCCAGGTATCTCTTGAACAATGCCTGTACTGGCTATCTGGCGGAGGTCTAATAATAAATCATCTGTATCCATCCTGAGCAACCAAGCAATTTGTCCTGCATCAGGTAATACCCCATCACTACTGATTTTCTTAGCAACCAGGAACAGCTCGATTACTCTGCGCCATAGCCTGTCCGGTAGGGTTGCCATCTTTGGATCATCAAGAATTTCGAGATAGAGTTTCAGCCAGTAATCTGTCATCTAAGCACCTATACTGTTATGCCAGCTGCCTGAAATAAATCCATAGATGCGGAGCGTATATTCTTCAGGTTCTGAGTTGCAATCTTGAAATAGCTGGGTTTCAGCTCAATCCCTACCGCCTTTCGTTTCATCTTGACCGCTTGATAAGCCTCAGAACCAATCCCTAAAAATGGAGTAAATACCGTTTCGCCAGGGTTTGAATATAAAGCAATACACCGCTCGATTGTACCAAGCTGCAACGGGCAGATGTGCTTATCATCACTGGCATCTCTGGCAGTAGTATACTGCAGCGTGTCGGTTTCGCGAATACCGTACCAAATAGGATGAGCCCATTCTATCCACTTCTCACGGGTGATTTCTCCATTCTCCACCGGGGTTACTGGGGTTTGGTTATCGCCTGGTTTCCTGAAGAACAGAACGTAATCAGCCACCGCTGGACGGCTCCAGGTGGAATCCTTTTCCATTTGGACAAAAAGTAAACCTTTGCTGTGTGTTCTGATCGCTTGCGCCTGGGGATTTTTGTCAATTGTCACTCGCCCATGATAAATCCATCCCCGCTCGGTAAAATGATTGATGACCATGCCTGGAAAATCTTTCAATCCAATATACCCATCTTTCGATAACAGCGCCGGGACATCCGCAGTATGAACAGCGCAAATCCGCCCTGGACGAGTGATACGCAACAATCCTTCAATGATAAATCCAAAATGGGTGAAGAAGTCTGTTGGATTACCTGAGTTTCCAAGGTCCCGCTCGGTTGGTGAATAGGTGTATAAATCCATGAAAGGCGGAGAAAATACCGACATATCAATCGAATTGTCTTTTATTTCGTTTATCCGTTCGGTTGAATCGCCTAGCATTAGAGTGTATCCATCACCTTTTACGGTGTCGGTCTTATATTCCCACTCATCCGCAACCATGTTTTTTATCTCTTCCAGCTCGTATTTCTGGACATTACTAATTAGCTCATCGCTCATTTTATTTGCCTGCGCCTCCTTTTCTTTGATGTTGGCTAAAATTTCCTGTTCTACATCTCCCAGGATTATATAAACATTTACAGGGTGCTGCTGCCCAAATCGCCAGCAGCGCCGGACTGCCTGATAGTATCCTTCCCAACTATCAGACAAACCCATAAAAACCATGTTATGACAATTCTGAAAATTCATACCAAATCCAGCGATTTTTGTTTTAGTAACCAATACCTTTATCTCGCCGTTTTGGAACTTCTCCAGGGTTTCAATTTTATAATCCAGGTTATCAGATCCCTGAACTTCTATCGCATCATCCAACGTTTTCGATAGCAGATTGCTTTCATCATTCAGCCCGCACCAAACTATCCATTGCTCTTCTGAATTATTTACAATCTCTTGGATTTTCTCTGCCTTTGGCGCAATTGTTGATTTTCGCACTTCGCCACGATTGGCGATGCCTTCCAGCCCAGTGAACAGGAGCTGCCCTTCTGGGATATATCCCGTCTCCACTATGACCGGATTGACGCTCAATGAAGGCAGAATGAATCCATCATCATCGTAACCGAGATTGGATGGTTTTTTGATACTCATTCCCCAGGATGCCATCCATCGGTAAAATGCTTGTGAAGCATGACCACGCAACCGCCACCCAGTATCATCGTGAACAAAGAAGGATGCCAGCATTTCTGCTCTGGTCATAATTCCTAAAAATTCGCTATGATTGGCGATTTCGCTAATGTCATTCGGCGCAGGTGTGGCTGTGCAGCAAAGCCTGAAATTGGTCTGGCTGAACATATCAATCAGCTTTTGTTTCGTTTTCCCATCCAGGCTTTTCAGGATTGAACTCTCATCCAAAACGATCGCATCAAATTTGTATGGATCGAATTTCTCAATCATCTCGTAGTTGGTTATAAAGATATTTCCCGGTTGACTATCGGCTTGTGATTGCTCACGGACATAATAAACCTGAACGCCTAGCTTCTGCGCTTCCCGCACGGTTTGGCGTGCAACCGATAGCGGAGCCACAATGATGGTTTTCACGCCTACCAAACGAGCCCATTCTACCTGCATAAAAGTCTTCCCAAGTCCAGTATCAGCAAAGATAGCAGCTCTGCCCTTGCGCAAAGCCCACGCGACCAAATCGGCCTGGAATGGAAATAGCATGGGATTCACCATGCTCTTATCAACGTCAATCCCCCTGGATTGAAATTTTATTCTTTTTGATTGTAGAAAATCATAATAATCTTGCATGTTGGCTCCTAAATCAAAACCCCCGCTTACACCCGGCAACCATCCTGAGCGATCGTTGCGGCGAGGCCAGGGTGATGATTACCGGGTATAAGTGGGGGTTAAAAAATAATTCGCTCATCTCTGGTTTATCTCCTCGCCGCATTAGTATCTTACACAAAATCCCCCCGCCTGTCAAGCACCAATCTGGAAATTGCCTATTGACATTTGTGGCACACGTGGTACAATAGGAATATCTAAAAGATAAGGAGCGAATATGAGCGATACCAAATCACATGTACTGAAGGTCCGCATTACCCATGAGATGCGGGAACAGATTGAGAAAGCCTGCGCACCTGGCGTTACAGTCAGCGATATTGCGCGGCTGGCGATTGAGAAGTACCTGGCGAAAACCCAGCCCGAACCAGCCCCCGAACCCGAAAAGGAGAGCTAACCATGTGTCAAGGATTTGGATGTATCGTAACCGCTGAGAGCGTGTATTTTATCGAGCCGGACAATAATGGCGATGTATCGCACTCGAAAATCCTAGAGCGGCTTGGATGGAAAGACAATCAGGAACAATTCAACCGCCGTTTCATCCGGGTTGAGTATCCTGGCTGGACACCTGTTAGCTTCCGGGTTGATGAGGATAAGACTTTGCCCGGATGGGTGGATGTAGATGACACGAAAACCCGCTGCGATGCAGTGTTGTCGAAAGTCGCCCCGGCCTGGGCTGAGTACGAGAAGGTGCGCGCCCCAGCCTTGGCTGAGTACGAGAAGGTGAGCGCCCCAGCCTTGGCTGAGTACGAGAAGGTGCGCGCCCCAGCCTGGGC